TTTTTCTTTTTCTTAGGTCTTCCGAATGCGATGTCGAGATTTCCGACAGATCCGGTTGAGACTGTTGACGCCGCTGCACTTCCTTCTTGTTCATCGATTGTTGTCGTCATATTGTTCTTACAGTCTCCAATTGATAGAAATAATTTCTGACCCGTCGCTTCATGAATTCCTTCGTAGATAGGAATCCCAAAGATGCTTTTCTGATTCGTCTGCTGTTCAATGATTCTGACTTTCGATCCAGCAGTAAAGATCGACTCATAAGTCTTGGGATGTAAGATGTCTTTATTCAATTCAACGACGATTCCTTCTTTGAGGATCATTCGACGAGAAATAGAGATCTGTTCATCGAGTTCTTCTGTAGTATTTATAAAATTGGGGATATATTCATCCAAGATTTGCTTGAATTCTTCATCAGATTCTATCCCCAGATGCTCTTTCAAAAGTAATAAAGCAGATGCATAGTTTAGAAGAATCGATTTCCCGACGATTGGAACTTTCTGAAGGAGTCTCTTGATGTTGAAGACAAGACGATGAAAGAGAGTGTAGTACTTCTTGTGTTCTGGAGGAACGTCTCGTCCTTTGATCAATTGCTTTCCGTCGGCATCGATGATTCCGACTTTGAATGCATTTGTGTCTTCCCAGCGAGTCGTGAGAAGTCGTAGAAATCGAAGCGCTGCATAGAGATCAGTCGCCTGTGAAAAAAGTCCCATTGGATTTCAAATCCTCTTACAGTTGATCTAGTTTGTTCTTTAATTCATCGTCTTCGATGACGTCGGAAATGATTCTCGGATCCAGAAATCCCAAGAAGTTCAGTGCAGTCTTGAGAGGACTCCAATGTTCAGAAGGAATCTTATGAAGAAGCATCACGCATGCTGCATCGATCTCAAAGACATTGAAGAACATGATGATGTTGTTGAGAAGCAATCGTTCATTGATTTCGTTCGTCGTCGAATAGCGAGTCAATTGTCTTCGAATGTTCTTGATCTTTCCCAGATCTGCATAAAATTCTTGTGCATCGCTACATTGTCTGTTGTTGTAGTATCTGATTGCGAACAGAAGAAAATTGTCGTCGTTTAGTTTGTCAAAAAGCACGATAGTTAAATGATCTTTTTCTTATTGTTTCTTGATGACGTCGTCGAGCCACTTTTTAAGACGAGCTCCAGATTCAGTAGATTCGATGATGACATAGTTTGCTCCAAGTGACTTGATTTTATATGATGACTTTGTTCCATCATCTTTCAGATAGACTTCGTCTCCGATTGCGAATAGATTCCCTGAGACATATGATTCCCTAATATCAGAATTAGATTCTATTTCAAACCAGTCTTTTCTGAATAGATCTGGTTTTGATATCAATTCCAGATTTAGTGATTGCCTGAATTCATTAAAGAATTCATACGATTCAGTAATGATCTCTGGATTCATTACAGTCTGACAAAATTCATTGAAGTATTCTTTTTGCTTCAAAGATTCCTTTATCAATTCTTGTTCAGACTTTAATATAGAATCGTATTCATCATTGATTCTTTTTATCTTCTCAAAGAAGAAAAAGCATGATTCATCCAAAATCATTCCATTGTTTTTCGTAGCAATTTGTTCGACCAAGGAATGAGATTCATTAAAAAGAATGAACAAGTTCTTATAGTTTCTTTTGTAGTACATCTCCGAAAGCCAAGATCGAATCGAGTCTTCGTCTTGTTTCATCTCGATGATGTTTCTTCCGAAACGAGAAAGATTCTTTCGAGCCCATCGCACCGAAGATTCATTTGAAAAAAGGATGACAAAATCATTTCCAATTCTTGAAGATCGATTTCTTATTGATTCAAAGATTGGATTCAACGAAGAAAAATTCGGAAAGAGGCAAAAAGACAAGTCTACTATGGTCAGACTTGATTTTTTACCTTCTCTTATGAATCTCTTGAAAGAGAGATCGATATGCCGATTGTCTTTGTTTTCTTTTTGGATTGTTGTCATGTCTGGGATCTTTCTCGTTTCACTGTCTGGTTGATGTAGCATAATCAAGAATTAAAAGCTTATGAATATTTATAAAATGGATTCAATCGACATGTATAAATAAAATTGAGGACTATGGGTCTCTCAATTCAATTTTCTTGAAATGCTCTTATTAACTTTTGGAAATTTTCGTCATAGTTTTTCATAATACTTTCTTTTCATAAAATAGGTTTGTCATATAACGAAAATGGGTCCAGAAGAAATCCAGGGTTTTGCAACTTTTCTTTCTCATGGTGGAATTGCTGCCATCATTGCAGTATTGCTCTGTGCAATCGGTGTACTAGTCTGGGAAAGATCTAAACTTTTGTCAAGAATAGAAGCTCTTACAACTCAGATCATAGATTCTAAAAAGGAAGAGATGGAATCGATAAAAGAAATCATTGATTTGTATCATCAGGGAAATCTGACTTTAGTAACAACTTTGACGGAAATCAAAGGTGTTTTGGCAAACATTCACCCATCTCGTAGGTCATAAAATGATGAAAGATTTATCGTTTGATACTTCTAATCCAAATGTTATGCAGTCTGATCTGGAAAAGCTGTCAGAATCATTTAAGCTTCTTAGGGACACGACAAATCAGGTCGCATCGGAAGCAAACGCGACTGCCATGTATCTCAAAGAAAAACTTCATGACACGACGTTCAGATTCTTCTCTGTTATAGACAACATAGAAGATCTGGTCTTAATCAAGGATGCGGAAGGAAAATGGAAGACTCTGAATAAGTTTGGTCAGAACTTATATCGTCTGAGTCCAATAGACTATGTCGGCAAGACCGATTTAGAACTCGCAGAAGCTTTTCCAGAGCATGCCAAGGGCTTTGCATATTGTGACTATACGGACCGACTTACTTGGAAGATACGAAAATCTCGTAGAGAAATTGAATCATTCGAAATCTGTGGAAAGGTTCACCACTTTGACGTCGTAAAGACGCCGATCTATTATTCTAATGGACACAAAAAAGAATTGGTCGTCATCGGAAGAGACGTGACAGAATTGGTGGAAGCTCAAGAAAGAGCAAGCGTCTGTTCGGGAGCATTGAATAAAGCGTCAGACAACATTCTGATCGTAGATTCGAATGGAATGATTTCTTTCTCAAATGACGCTCTTCTTCAGACATTCGGATTTGCGAAGCACAGTGAGTTAGAAGGACATTCCTTGTCCTCCCTGGTGTTCTTTGAAAAGAATCAAGAGTTATATAAAAATATGTGGAACACCATTCGATCGAATCATAGCTGGGTTGGAGTAATGCAGTTTAGTCATCGTCATGGATCTTCATTTCAAGGACAGATGAGTATTATTCCAGTAATGAATGGACACATTGAACCAATTTATTATATCTGTGTGATAAAGACCTGTCTTGAGATGGAAACTCCATCATCCTAAGACAGGCCTGTAATTCCCAATTATGATCCGAGAACAACTCGATCAAAGATTTCGAATGCATGAGATTTTTCTAGAGATCCAGAAATAGAAACCGGTATATCTGGAGTCACGTCAGACGAGTCGAAGAGGTTGAGCTGGTATTTCTTTTTATTGTTGTCCCAATAGAGGACGGCAGTATTGCCAAAACTTGTCTTTTCAGATTTTGCGACAATCATTGATTCTCTCCCATTAAACAATTCCAACTTACTGGAAATAATTCTTGACAAAATTTTCCAATCATCTTTGCAATCATTCGAGATTCCTCTTGTGCGTGTGAATCAAATCTGAGTTTACAGACTCGAACAAAAAACATCAGAGATCCTGTCCAATACCATTCGGTCATCATGTTCTGAGGAAGGATCATTCTTGCCATCTCTGGAGCAACCCCGTCTTCCAGCAAATCATTATAGCATTGGAGCGTCATTTGACAAACACTTTGGGGGAAATATGCCTTTGGTCTGGCATAGATATTAACCACTCCAGAACTTCCCTGCTTCATGCTTCCTTCCGGACGTCCACGCCATTCCTTCGGAAACCAGAATTCTGGTTCTGAATCCACATATCGACGACTGACTTCGTTGAAACTTGCTCCAACTTGATGCTTCGCGAGTTGTCGAACAACAAAGATCGGTGCCTTTACTCGAAATTGAATTGATGTGTGTGCAAATGGACTCCAATGGTTGTGTTTTGCTAGATAACGAATTAGCTTTTCATCTTGTTGACTTAATTTTGGTTGATTGTGTTTTTCTGGTTCATCTTCAGATGTCCAATACTCCCAGTCACTGGTCTTATTAAAAGAAACTCTTGCTGCATTTACTACAGAAAGATCGGATCCCATGTGGTCAATCAGATCCACATTCATTTCAGAAACTATCATAACTAGGTTTTCTCCTTTCTTTAGTATTTGAACTGTGAGAAGTCATAATCTTCTTCGTGTGTGTCTGTGATCACGTCAGCATGATTCTTTGGGGCAGTGTCATCATCTTCTGTTGAAGTTACCATCGCTGCAGAATCTTCTAGATCATAGAGTTTCATTCTGGATCTATCGACTCCTATATAAAATTTTGAATAGTATGTAATTGAATTATATCTATTCTTAAGCTGTTTGATCAGAATCTGATTGCGTTGTTGAAGTTCTTCTGTAACAATCAAAGCTAACAATAAGTCGGCAGTCTGAGCGGTGCCGAGACTGTCGGAGATATTTGTGAAATCTACATCGGAATTATTCACACCAGACCTGTTCACCTGGGTCGCTGAAATGATTGGAACATTGAATTCTATGGCTAATCCGCGGATTTCCTCAATAATTGCTTTGATGAATGAGTATGAATTAACCGAACCAGAAAATGCCTTAATTCGACTAGATGAACAGATATTCAAATAATCGATAATGATGACTTCCGGAATGAAATTCTTTTTTGTCTTAAGTTCATTCAGAAGTGCCCTAAAATGTCCAGTGTGCGCAGATCCTGTTGGATATTCCTTGATGATGAGTCGTCCCTTGGTTTTCTCGGACAATTCCTGAACCCGATCCCGAAAAACTGGTTCTGAGATCTTATAGAGATCATTGATAGGAACATTCATCAAGTTTGCGTCAATTCTTTCTGCAATTCGTTCTTCTGCCATTTCAAGAGTGATATAAAGAACATTCTTTGATTGCATGAGATACGAAGCAGCAAAATGACATAGACATAAGCTTTTTCCGCCACCAGGTCCACTCATCACGATATTGATCGTCTTTTTCGGTAATCCTCCTTGTGTAATCCTATTCAATAGATCTATATCGAATGGAACTCGATCTTCTTTGTGATGATAGAATTCGAATCTTTGCTCAAAGTTTTCTAGATAGTCATGACCCACGTAGTTGTTGAATGAAACTGAAAGAGCATCCTGAAGGATCTTGGGAATCGCATGCTTTGATCTCTGACCCTTGTCTTTTCCATCTATGATGGAAATGGACTCGATGATGGAGTTATAGATGGCTCGTTCTTGACACCAATGCTCGGTCGTGTCCAGAAGCCAGTCGAGAGAAGTCGTCTCATCATGTCTCTGAAATGAAGACTTGACCAAAGCGATCGTCTTCTGAGCCAGATCATCATTCTTCAATTCATCTCGTTTCGAGAGATTGATGAGGATCGCTTCTTTCGATGGCGCCTGATTGCACTGGTCAATATAGTTGGAAATCTCTTCGAATAGTAGTTGGGTTTCTTTCCTCTCGAAATATTCTTTTCGAAGATGAGGAATACACTTTCTCATGTATTCCTCATTGCTCACGAGATGGTTCAGAATCAGACCCTGAACGTCTCGTGTTACATTCGTCGAGTTTTCGGAATCCAAACTCATTTTTCTTCAGATGTGGTTGCTTCTTCTTCTTCTTCGTCAGTATCGTCTTCAATCGTCAGAGCCGCCTTTGCGACAGCCAGTTCGAGAATATTCTCGATGCATGGACCCAGTGTGTCCAGGATCCTCTGGTCATCTGGCCCAGAATAGATCTTCAGGAATTCAGACTCTTCAGAGGGATAGATGATGTCATAGTCGATCGCGAGTCGAGCAGAATTTTCGTCTTCGTCTTCAGCAAACTTCATCGAATTGACTTGAAAGACCCAATTGAGAAACTCTGAATCTGGATCAACAATCTGGATACGAAACGCTTCGGTGGATTCTGCATTGGGCGCGATGACATAGTCTTCATTAATCTTCATGGTATTAAATTTCCTCTGATTGATCGAAAGAATCTTCTGATTCGTCTGATTGGATCAGGCTTCCATATCCGATCTTAAAGCGTTTATTTAAGAATGAATTGAACTCTTCAGATTCTAGTAATTCATTCCAAAATTCTGCGTTGTTCGTTTCTTTTAGTCGATACTTTTTGCCTTCTGGTTCTCCAGTTTCTCGATTAATTTTTTGATAGAATCCCTGATTGGGTTTGATGACTAGACCAGATTCGATTGCAAGATCCATCAGGCCTGAGTATTTTTGAATTCCTCCTTCATATTTGACCGTGAAAGGAAATTTTGACTTTTCTTTAACGAAACGTGACTTCTCAATATTGATAGTAAAATTATATCCGACTAAATCAGTTCCTTCCTTTTCTTGAGATTTTCCAATAAAGAAAACCTGATTTGCGCTTAGCATGGGACCTTGTCCCCCGCTCATGATCTGATGAGAAAACATTTCCATAGAATCATAAACATGGTTGACTGCAATACAAGGAATATTCTTTATCGTTAAATGAGGTGTAACGATTCTCCACAAAGATTTCATGACCCGAGCTCTAGTCATATCTGCAACAGACTTTTCGTTTAGAGCATCTTCAACTTCCTTTTTTGAAGCTAGATTGCCGATAGAATCGATGAAGATGATGACTTTATCCCCTCGTTCAATCTGTTCTAAACGAGCAGAAATGTCAAATTTCAATTGTTCTAAATGTTCAATTGGAATGTGTATGACACGATCTGCATCTATACCATTTGCAGAGATATATTCTGGGGTAATACCAAATTCTGAGTCAAAGAAAAGACAGACAGAATCTTTAAAAGCATCTAGGTATGCCTTAACCAAGACGAGACCTAACAAACTTTTAAAGTGCTTCGATTTTCCTGCTAAAAAGGTTAATCCAGATGAAAGACCTCCATTCAAGTCTCCGGATAATGCTAGATTGATGATTGGAACTTCGGTTGGAATAGAATCTTTGACATTGAAAAATTCTGATTTACTCAAGACGCTGGATGTCTTTATAGTTCCAGCTTTCTTCATTTTATCTAACAAAGAATTAGACACTATTGCGTAATCTCCTGTTTATTCTGTAATCAGTTGAAGCCGAGACAAATGAGTATCATAACCCTTCTCATGTTCCATGATCATGAATGCATTTGCATCATCGAAAGTCTTAAACCTCTTCTGTTCGATTCGAATACCTTTTGCATCGAAGACATTTACAAGATATTCATATGAAATGGCGGTGTTTTCTGCGTTGATTGTTTCTGTCATTTTTAGATTTCTTTCTTGCTTTTATCGATGAGTTTCATGTGAAATGAATCGATCTGTTCGTTTTCTTCGATTTCCTGCATGATGAATTGCTGGGCAGACATATAAGAGTCAAAGACGTGTTTGTGCGTGACTGAATTTTCATAGTACGTCACCACGTCCTCGTATTCTGTCGGGATATCTAGTTGGGTGTTCATGGCGCTATTCTATCCTGACGAAGACATGACGTACAGGACTTTTTTGTTTCAATTTGTAACAGACGACTTCTCTTCGAGCCGATCGATGATCGTCTGGATGCAGAACTTCGCCTTCTTCAGGTCTTTGATCGGATCTTCCTTGAATGGAGAGCGCAGGATATACTTGATCGCGTTACTATATTCATAGAGATGATCGAAGACTGGATCGGCGGTTTCTGGAGTCTCATTGATGATCTTGTTCAGAAAAGCATTGATCACGTCTCGAACTTCCAGTCCATTCCGAAGTTGATAGTGATTCGGCTTCTCAACCTCAATCAAGACGTCGTTGGTGGTTTTTGCAAAAATATTCATATTCATTTCCTCATTTATTCGTATAGACGAATGCAATCGCTCGTTCGCATTCCGGCAAGATCTTTCGATTCTTATAGAAAGAGTCGACATCGGAATCGATCTCTAAGACCAGATCTTTTATTTCATGAGCAGTGATCGCATATTCTCTCATGATCGCTGCTCCAGCGATTGAGACCATTAGATTATATAGACTTCGATATCTTCCCTCCTGTCCGGTCAGAGCAATTTCTCGATAGTTTCTCAGTGGTTCCTCTTTTACAAAGGGACAATCCCGATAGTCAGTCCAGTTATATCTTTTTCCACTAGACTTCAATTGTTGTTCACGATATGAAATGATTTCTTCTCTCATCTTCTCTGGAAGCATGTCTAGAAAAGACGTTCCAGAATTGATCTGAAGACTCTCCATGTTATGCTTTCGAATCAGAGCGTCTGGATTGATTGCATTCTTTTTGACAGACCAGAAGAAATTGTTGTCAGATTCTGTGTACTGCGCGGGAATGAAATACATCCGTGACTGATCTTTTGTCTGTTGATCTGCGATCTCAGCAAATTCTTTGTTCAGAGCCATCCAGAATCGTTGAATCTTTCGAGAGTCATCGATCCATTCTGTCAATGGGAATACCAATCTGAATTTAGGTTTGACTTGAGAAGAAGACGCAGTCGAATAACAGAGATAGGTCTTTTCTGAATGAAATTCATTCATCCACCACTTGACAGCACCTATATTATCAAAAGGATGAGCATCTATGTCGAGCGCAGCCCAACCAGCCCAAGCTGAGACGTTTTTGTTCGAACGCGTAGTTCCATCTTTGTAGACTGCCGGAGAGATCAGAGGAGCTGTCTTCTTGGTGTATGACAATCCAGAGAGATCTTGAAGAAATTTGACGAATTCATTCCAAGAATTTTTTCGAATCCTTCGTTCTGTCTTCACGTCATAGAGAGACTCGAAGACAGTCATTTCAAATGAAGAACTACACATGATGTTTTTAGAAAAAGTCAGAAAGACTAGAAGAATTATTCTGTTCTCTACTGGAAATAATCTTCTGAATGGATCTGGATTTATTATCCTGAATCATGAAGGTTGCATTAGTCATCATTTCTTCTAAATACTTCACGATGTTTTTGCCCATGTCTTCAGCCGTGGTCGTGATCACATTCTGACAGATGTGATTGAGATTCTTTCTTCCTCCAAGAAGGACGAAGTCTCTTGGCATCTTCATGATCTCCAGCGCTTCTCGGACAGTCAGGTATCGATCTTCTGTCGGATGAGAACAACTGTTCACAAAATGACCAACGAAGGCTCCGATGTGATCCTTGACGATCTCGGTCGTCTTTCGCATTATATTACCACCAGACGCGAGTTTTGTAAAGGCTCTTTTTGCAGTCCGTGCCTCTTTTTCATACTTGTTCTTGATCATCCAGTCATGGACCACGTCGTAGGTATACCCACGCTGTTCAAGATAGTCCAGAGGATTGACAGTCTTCTTGATCTTTCGAGAGAATTCTGCATGACTGATGCCACCCTCGATCTCTTCTAGAACGAAACGATAGAAGGGATTGTCGGTCGGCTTCTTCTCGTTGGTTAGGATCTGACTCATCGGATCACTCGAGAGTCGGGGTGTGTTCAGAATGACGTCTTCGATCTTTTCATGAGGACGATTGTAGTACTCAAAGATCGGAATTCGATCTTGTTCTTTCCAAAAGAAGTAAAACGATCTGTCTCGAACCTGAGATTGCCCATGCAGAATAGACTTGGTCTTGTACAAAGAGAACGTATATCCATATCGATCTCCGATCTCGATCAGAGACTTGACCACAGGTTCTCCCAAAGCAGTCGCGAGTCTTGGCGCATTTTCTCCAATCACGACTCTTGGTTCGATCTTGGACAAGATGTATTCAGAAGTCTTCGTCATCCAGTCATTCTTAGGATTGAATGACGAAGCAGATGGAGAAAGAGACGAAAGACCTGCGCAGGGACATGTAACAGAAACGACGTCTACTTTCGGATGTCTTGGATCTTCATCTGTTCCTTCGAGCATACAATAAGGAACATCCGACCAGTAATTGACGAGATGCGAATCATTACTCGCGAAGGGTTCATAGCTCAAGATGTAACTGGGTTTAGAATTGAAAGCTCGACTCAATCCGATTGGAAGTCCTCCGATCAGAGGAACGATTGCTGCATGTGAAATCATGATGGTTTTTATGCAAAGAAATCATTTAGAGTGGAATGAATCTGTTCATCTGTCTGTTCAGCATGAAGAGACTCTGAATTCAACCATTCCAACCTGTCGTTGACATAGTTCTCGACAGTAAAGTATTTGAGAAGATTCTTCGAGACTTCGATTCGATCTTCCGTTGTCACATTCAGAGACTCATTAATCTGTCGAAAGATCTCATCTTCATCTCCGAAGTCTGCAGAAAAATGCTTGACTTCGGATCTCGTCAGATATTCCACAGTAGCATGCTGATGGGGCTTTGATTTTTCCAGAGGTTTAGTGAGAATGACCGGAATGACACCATAGATTCCTGCTTCGAAGGCAGTGAATCCGAATCCCTCATGAAAACATGGAAGAATGATTGATTGACTCGACTTCAGAGCACCCCAGAGATCTTCATCTGACAGATTTTCTTGATATGCATTCGCAGAAGAAATCAGTTTGTTGTAGTACTTCAAGTCTGGATCTCTTCGTGGATCTCGAATGCCATAATGTACTATTACATTCTCTGGATTCCTATACTTATATAGCTTATGATGATACTTCGAAGACTCATATCGTCCAATGACTGCCGACGTCTTGCCACAAGAGACGATTTCTTCTGAAGTCGGAATCATGTCTGTCCAGACAAAGTGATCAATATATCCATCGAATGCAAGATCTCCTGAAAGAAGTCCTTCTTTATCTTCGATTCGATTAAAGATCGCATTCTGTCGGTCTATTGAATATCTGGAATTAGTAAGAACCTTTGCGTTATTTCTTTTCGAAATTCTCAGATTGTTCAATGCACCAGAGAATCCAAGACACCAGACGTAGTCTATGATGTCATGAATGATGAAGAGGATGTTCTTGTCTTTGACCAGATTGTTGAGTCCGGTGATCATTCCGATCGAATGACAGTGCGCGATAATATAGTCGGACTCTGATAATTCTTTCTGAACTCTCTTCAGATATTGTTTCACATAGACGGCAGACTGACGCGGGCTCTTGCCTTCTCTGACTGCACGATCTTTCGCGCCGAATTCATCCACTCGAATCTTCTTGTAATCATAGAGTGAATCTTCATTGTTTCCACAGAAGATGTATGTCGTATCAAAGCCGAGTCTAGAAAAAGCTCTGGCATCGAGTTTTGAACTCTTCTGAAGACCACTTCTGACTATGGGACCATTAAATGTCTCTGTCAGATTATCGATTATCGTTATTTTATTGTTCATAGAGGTAATTTCTGCAGTCTTGTAAAACCGAGAATTCATAAGCAGGATCGTTGAGGAGTCTGTTTCTCGGAGATGGATGAGGAAGTCGAAAATGAACGATTCTGCAGCGCTTCAGTGCGTCGGATGCAATTCCACCGAGTGCGATGATTTTCGAATAAGATCGAGAAGCTTCGATCAAAGCCTTTGCGTCCACATCTCGAATTGAGACTGCTCCAGGACGATCGCAGACATTCATGAATGAGAAGTAGTCAATCGACAAGAGGTTCATCCAGTTGACAAGACGATCAAACGTCGAATTCTTGAAGATTTTCTTACGTGTAGGTCTATTAGATGGATTCATTCCGACGACCAGAATTCTGATCTTATTCATCAGCTTTGATTAAATTCTCGATGTGAACGAAATGGTACTCATACACATGAAGAGAAGACGCAGTCCAGATCAAGTCACCGACTTCTACGTTCAGATCTTTGGCCAGCATTGCTTGAACATATTTAGCCCAGGCAAAATCGTTGTTTGCACCAAAGATGGCGCAATTGCTCCTCATCATATAGTGAGAGATCAATTTGTCATCACGAATATAGAACGAATTACCCAGAGTGCAGACAAAATCATTCATTCCATTAAGATCATATTCATAGTGCATCGAGGGTCTATTATAGATCATGATTGCACGACGTGAATATGGATTCCTTTCAAGTTCATGCAGGACATTCTTATATTGATTGAAATTTTCATCGGACCAGATCAGATATCCATAATTCGAATTGATCTTTCCATCTTCATCTGCAACCTGTCTCCAGATCTTTGGAACTTCGCCTGGCATGTCGTCGACGTAGAGAGACTGAGATTTGTACCACTCGATCTCTCGTTGAGCATCTTCATAGTTGGGTTTGCGAATGATCCAGTCTTCATCAACCAGAAAACTTTCTCCGATGATCTCGATCATCTTGACGCCAGTCTTGTCAATGACGAAGTCCTGATCCTGATACTTCTGGATAAACTGCTGACGAATGTCTACGACTTTCTTCATGATCAGTTTTTCTCGATTTTTCGACGATTCAAGAAGTCTCGATTCGGATCTTGTCCGTCCATTTTCCCACGAAGATATGAGACTCCGAACGAGAGATAGTTGATGGCATCCTTCATGGAGTCTTCAAGAGACTCGAAATTCGGATTCTCTCCAGCTTCCATGGCTTCCATGACCGAGTACATTCGAACAATCTTCTGGTATGCCATATCGACGATCGTGGCGACTCCACGAGGATAGTGATTCGCTTGTTGAATTCGAGACTTTGGATTCTGATAGTCTTGAGACTTTCGAAGTTGAAGTTCAGCACACTCGTTCAAGACTAGAATCGATTCTGGAGTCGGGTCATTCATGATGATATTCATCCTCTTTCAGATTTGACAGGAGCCATTATAACTCGGAAGAGTCTGGCTGTACAGGACCTTTTTGTATCATTGTGTAACAACATCATGTCTGATCTGCCAGAGCCACCCATGATTGCCAGAATGATCTGGTGGAATCCAATCTGGCTTCTTGATCAGATCTGGAAGTCCGAGTTCGTTGGGTCGACTTTCTTTGATCCCGACGTGTTTGTTCATGTTTGCTCTCAAGACTTCATTCCAGGCGGCATGAGCATTGATTTCATTTGCATCCAGGGTTCCAATCGAGATCACAATGAGATCAATCAGCGCGTCGACGATCTCTTCTGGATTTCGATCTTCGATTGCCTGCTTGAGCTCATTGAGTTCTTCTTCGAGGAATCTGGCTCTGAACTCCAGAAACTTGAGTCGAGTCTCTGGATCGAATGAATTGAAGTGATCATGAAACTCATAATGAGCATGCATCATGTTGATGTCTTCTACCCAATTCTGTGACATAACGTCTCCTTTTTGTTTTTAACAGAAAAAATCACTGAGGTCTGTCTCATTTCCGACGCTCCATCCGATCTTCTCGAAAATCGGATTCAAGACAGAGAGAAAAGTCTTTTCGAATTGAAGATTATAATCCACGTAGTCATGAAGTCCGAATTCTTCAGGTAATTTATCGATGAAACCGATGACATTCTCTCGAATCGGATTAGGAATCTTCAGATAGAGCCAGAGCATCTTGTCTCCAGAATTGATCTTCATGTACTTCTTATCGAGACCATGCTTGTCTACATAGTGATTGAAGAGAATCGCGGCTCTAGAGTTGATTGGAACTCCCTTCTTATATAGAGTCTTTTTGTCCGAATACTTCTCGACGTCCGAGACAGACCGAGGAAAGGCAATCTGCTCAGGAGACGAATTCATGAACATGATCTTGGTCTCGTCGATAAATTTCTTGACTTCGTCTTCGCTTTTCTCGAGAATGATCTGAAATGAGTCTCGAAGACTCTTTCGAATGATCTTCGGAGTGGAAGATTTGATTGCCTCGATTCCGGTGATGGCAATCTTGGGTTCCTTGTATCTTACACCCTCATTATCGAGGACAGAGACGCAATATCGTTTTTTGCCTAAAAAGAATCCTTTATTCGCGATTTTTTCACGTTTCATCTGAAGACGTGGTTTATATCCTCCGACGACATCGAACAATTCATCGTATCCGGATCTGATTACGGGTTCAATCGAATCTTTACAGATGCGATCTAAAAAGTCTACTGGAGATGCAGGTTTGAATGATTCTATGAATTTAGACATATTGACAAACACTGAATCTGTGTCCATCGTTATCGTCCAGTCTTTATCAGTTTTCCAAAGTTGATTTAGATATTCATTGATTCGCTTTT